ACACGAGGAGTTAATTCTGGCTATTGATTTCAGCCAATTGAGACGCGCCGAAGATCCATATCCGCCTATTTTCATTATCTATGGGGGCGAGGGGCTAGGAAAAACTAGCTTTGCAGGAGAGTGGCCAAACCCGTTCTACGTGCGAACTGGTGCGAATGAGCGACCTCCTGTTGGTGTTGATATGATGTCGTTCGGATTGACTGAAACGTATTCTGAGTTTCTTGATCAGATTGACTGGATGCTCGAGGCAGATCATGACCGATTAACCTTCGTTCTTGATACTGTTGATAGCCTCGAGGCTCTAGTAATCGACGAAGCGTGCGCGCGACATGGTTGGCAAACAATCAGCGATGGCAAGTTTGCTGAGCCGAAGAATGCTACGGCAGAAATCTGGCGTGAAGTGATCAAGAAGCTCACAGAACTAAAGACGGCTGGCTACGCAGTTGTGTTGATAGCTCATGTGACAACCAAAACCGACCCTGGTGTTACAACCGATAGCTACCCTCGTTATCGCCTTAATCTGAGAATGCAGGATGACGCTAATTCGTTAGCCCATGCTGCTGATATCGTTGGGTTTATTCATCAACGGGTTTCGATCCAAAAAGAGGCGGGAGGCTTTCACAAGGATAACGTCAAAAAACGAGGCGAGGGAAGTGGGGAGCGGCTAATTGGTATCGAAGAGCGTCCCGGCTTTATCGCTAAAAATCGACATAAGCTGACGGGTGCATTGCCGTATAAAGCCGGGCAAGGATATGCAGTTTTCCAGCCCCATATTATTGAGCCGTATGGCCGCGTAGTTCAAGGTGCAGACGCAGAGCAAGAAGCTGCTTAACCGTGCTCCATGACAACGATAACGCGCTTCCGCGCACGCGTGCGGAAGCTAAGAAAATCGGTGCGAAGCACTACTTCACCGGGCTTCCCTGTAAGCGTGGACATATCGCCGAGAGATCGACGAAAGATGCGATCTGTCAAGAATGCAATAGAGAGCGGTCGCGTGAATTTGCACGAGAATACCCCGAAATAAAGAAGAAAAGAGATCATGAATACTATTGGTCGGACCCTGAAGCTCGCAGGGAAACAGCGCGTATTTATGCCGCAGCCAATGCAGAAACAGCGCGAATACGTGCAGCTGAATGGCGGATAGCAAATCCGGAGCGCGCTGCGCACAATGATAGAGTTAAACGAGCAAGAAAGCGTGGCGCAGAGGGTAGTCATACTCTGAAAGAGATTGCAGATCTTCTCAAAAAACAGAACTACCGATGCATTTATTGCGACGCGTCAATCAGAAAGAAGAAAAACCGTCATGTCGATCATATCATGCCACTCAAGTTGGGCGGATCGAATGACATAATCAACATACAATTACTTTGCCCGACTTGTAACATGTCAAAGAAGGCGAGCCATCCGGTAGACTATGCTCGTCGCATAGGACGACTTATCTAACCACACCACCAACACGAGGAACTAACACATGGCGAGACTTGGAACGGCGTTTGACGCAACCCAACACGACACGACGCAGTCGGACTATTCCGAACTGCCGAACGGCACATACAAGATGGAAATCGAGGCGGCCGACGTGGTGCCGACTTCGACCGGCAGCGGCACCATTCTGAAAACAACGCTGAAGGTGCTCGAGCCCGCTGAATATGCTGATCGCAAGCTGTTCAACAACTACAACATTGAGAACAAGAACCCGACCGCTCAGGAAATTGGTCAAAGGCAATTTGCCAGCCTTTGCCGCGCGCTCGAAATGTCTTCGGTAGAAGACACCGACGATCTGCTCTTTAAGTCGTTCACGGTGCGAGTAGCCCTCGGCAAGCCTTCAAAGGACGGCCAGTATCCGGCGCGTGCCGAGATCAAGAAATACTTCTTCCCTGACGAAAACAACGTGCCTGAGCCGAGCATTGACGCTCAACAGCCTGCGGCGGCAGCGCAGCGACCAGCCAATGACAACCGACCTGCAGCGGCAAACAACAACAAGCCCGCGCAGCCTGCAAAAGCTGCGGGCAGCCGTCCTTGGTCTAAGTAAGCACCAAAAAGCTGCCGGTGCTTTCGCGCCGGTAGCCCACCGAACCAACACGAGGAGTTTTTATGGCTTACGAATCCGAGCGCAGACAGATCGATGGTGCGCTTCCGATACGCTTCGACGGTGCGTTTGTTGCTGGTGGCGCAGTCACAAGCGTCTTTACCGGGACTGACATCAATGACGTTGACTTGTATTTCAAATCTCGCCGCGCATTCGAGCGAGCTATTTATGACGCATATGAGGAAGGCCTATGGTGCGTGGCTGCCAGCAAGCGCGCCGTGACCTTCACCGATCAGAGCAACAATATTGCTCAGCTGATGTATTTTGACTTCTTCCCAAGTGCCCAGTCTATTTTTGACGCTTTTGACTTCACCATCTGCATGGGCGCGGTGGATCTGGATGCAGGCGCCAACAGCCCAGATTCCGGATTTACCTTTCATCCTGACTTTCTGAAGCACAACAGCCAGCGCTTTCTGAAATTCAATGCTGGCACTCGCTATCCACTCGCGTCAGCTACACGCGTCCTGAAGTATCAACAGCGTGGCTACACGATAGGCAAAGGCGATATTATGAAAGTTGCCTTGGCCGTTCGGGGTGTGAAAATTGAAACTTGGGAAGATCTGAAAGACCAGATCGGCGGCGCGTATGGTGACAAGGTTGTGTTGGGTAATGAGGACAAGCCCTTCACCATTGAGGCGGCTATCGAGGCACTGACTGTTGACGATGCCGAAAGCGAACCATGGGTGCAACCGGCCAACGATAACATGCCGGGCAGTGCCGAAGCGCTGCTGAACCACCTTGCCGATCTCAATGGCATCGAATTTGTTCCGCCTGAGCTTGACGAAGACGGCTGGCCTCTAGCAGCCTAAAAACCAACCACGGCGCGGTCACCAGCCGCGCCTAAACCACCAACACGAGGAGAAGCCCATGCGGGTAACGCTTGACCGAGCGCAGCTAGCGCACGCCTTGTCGACAGTGACGAAGGCAGTTGAAGCCAGAACGACAATTCCTATTCTTGGCAACGTGCTCTTGTCCGCTGACAAAGGACAGTTGAGCATCACCGGCACAAATCTTGATCTGGAAATCAGCACCAGCTTGCCGGTTCTGGATAGCCAGGACGGCACTGTCACGGTCGCGGGTAAGCTGCTTCTGGATATTGCCAAGCGGGCCACAAGTGACGTTAACTTGGAAGCCGACGGCAATCATCTGGTTGTCAAATCTGGCAAAAGCCGTTTCAAGCTGGACACACTGCCAGCTACTGACTTCCCGTCCTTCAATCGCGGAAGCTTCGACACCACGATCGAAGTGGATCTCGCTTCGCTCGTGCAGACAGTCCAGTTTGCGGTCAGTACCGAAGAAACCCGTTATTACCTGAACGGCGTATTTCTGGAAGCCAAGGACGGACATATCGTTGCCACAGCGACAGATGGGCATCGTCTCGCGTCAACACGCATTGAACAGGAGGCCGCGTTTGCTCCGGTCATTCTGCCTAACAAGCTGCTGTCATTGCTGCCGACCGGCGTTGTGTCGGTTTCGTTGTCGTCGAACAAGGTGATGGTCGAGAGCGGTTCGACAGTCATCGTGTCGAAACTCGTCGACGGCACATATCCAGATTACGAGCGCGTCATTCCAAAGCCATCGGAGCGTGTAGCTACGCTATCGGCAAAAGCATTGCGCGAAGCTGTTGGACGTACATCAGTTATCGCCAGCGAGCGTGGTAAGGCGGTTCGGTTCTCATTTGCTTCGGATGCTCTCACGCTGAATGTTGCTAATCCCGATCGCGGCGACGCAACTGAGAAAATGGAAGTCAACTTCAGCAGCGAGCCTCTGACGATTGGTTTCAACGGTCAGTATGTCACCGACCTCATGAGTGCATTCGGTACAGATGAAGTCACGATGTCGATGGCAGATTCTGGTTCGCCTGCACTGATCACGTCAGCCGGTCGGCCGGGATACAGGTGCGTGCTTATGCCGATGCGGGTCTGAATATGAGCAAGAATCCATACAAAGACGGCAAGCGCTCGTACCACAATTGCTACGGACAAAATCCATACAGCGATGCATTTAAACGCAGCGAATGGCAGCGTGGTTATGATGAAGCGGAAGAAGCCGACGATGCGGAACGCAATGCGCAAATCTCAAGGTGGAATGACCTTTGGAACGTCCCAGAACGCGCCAAAGATGCATACATCGCCATGGAAGATGACTTCTGCCCGCAGCGAGTGCTGGACTTCATGATTGCGATGTACCCGGAGGCTAGCGAATGACCATGGTTACGTTAA